TTTTTCCATGATTAAACTATCCGCATTCATTGAATCGGGTATTGCCATATTTATCAATGGAATTATTATGCTATTTGTAAAACTAGATAGAAAATCGTTTAATAATGTTCCTACGTACACAGCAATCATAAAATAAATTAAATCCTTCTCTTTTAAAAATTCTTTTAGTTTGGTAATAAACAATTTACCCATATTAATTACAAATATATTAATTATTTTCGACATGTTTCGTAATTTTCAATGAACCATGCTATTGTTTTCTTCAAACCTTCTTCTATTGGCGTAAATTCAAAGGGTTCGTCTAACCATTTCATTAGTTTAGCATTATTTGCTGTTTTTTTATATTGACCATCACTAAAATGAGCGTCAAAGAATAAATTGTCAGTATATTCCATTTTTTTAGAAATAATTGTTGCTATTTCACCAATACTTATTTCATCTTTTTCACTTACACTCAATATTATCGGTTCATTGTCCTCATAATTATTTACTACTTTCATAATCAATTTTGCCAAATCTTCACTATATATAAACTGCCGTAAGGGTTTGCCAGAACCACGCACTACAAATGGGCGTTTCTCTTTTTTTGCTAAATAGCATTGATGTATTAAAGCCGGAATTACATGCGAATCTTCCAGATGAAAATTATCATGTGGACCATATATGTTTGTTGGTATTACAGAGACAAATAATTTATTATATTGTTCATAATATGCTCTCGATTGTACATCTACCATACGTTTTGCGTACGCATATGCATCATTTGAATAATGTGGTGGACCATTATGCAACATTGTTTCATCTATGGGATAAATTGTTTCATTTGGAAAAATACATGTTGATAAGCAAGAGATACATTTATATACATCATGCTCATATGCACATTTTAATACATTCATATTCATAGCCATATTTGATTCAAACATATCTACTTTATAATTAAGATTTTTAAACAATCCTCCTACATTCGCAGCCAAGTGTATGACTATTCCTGGCTTATGATGGTTGAAACATTTATTACATTCCTCGTATTTAGTTAAATCATAATCTTTTGAACTTAAATAAATAGTTTCATTTTTTGTTTCGTCTAATATTTTTCGCAAAGCATTTCCTACTAATCCTGTTCCACCCGTAATTAATATTTTCATTTAATTATCTCTTTATTTATTTTTAACTATTTATCTGCATTTTTTTACTTTACATAATATAACATGTCCGAAGTTCTTATTTATAATATAGACGAAAATCCAGATGAATTTGATTTTTATAGCCGCGAAATTCTAAAAAATGCTCGTGTACAATTTTGCCAAGGAAAAATTGGTGAACAATTTATTTATGATACCCTACAAGAATGTGATTATTTATTTGTTCATAAATTTGAAAATGATATCCGTGGATTTGCTACAATTTACTATTATAGTGACGGGGGAGGTACGCCATATTTATATATTAATCTTATCTGCAATTCCATTTTCCATTCCATGAAAACACGTGCTAACCAAGATTTGCGTCGTATTGGAGGAAAAGCTATCATTGAACTTGTTATCCAATTAGCTCAACAAATCGGATGCAGTTATGTAAAACTTAGTGCTATCGACGAAGTAATTCCATATTATTACAAACTTGGATTTCGCTTTTTAAATGCTCCACTCAATAGTGAAATTGATAGTAAAGCAGAAGGACTAGTAAGGGGTTTGCGTACTGCACAACAACAAGACCTTACACCCGAAATAGAAAATAAAATGAAACAGATTATTACACGCTATTACCCAGGATATTTAAGTGAAGGTACACAGGGTATGCTAGGTAAAATTAGCGGTTCGCGTATTGCCACCATGCAAGAAGATGGTATTCCTATGATTTATGATTTACACGCTCAAAGAACTGGTGGAAAAAAACGCAAAACACGAAAAAGGCGTAGAAATAAACGTAAAAAAACAATCAAGAGAAAATCACGCAAACAGAACAAAAGTATTCGTAGACGTAAATGAAAAATAATGATAATACATTTATTATATTGAATCGTATTTTTGTAATAAATATAGTACTTATTTATTACAAAATGATATCTTATAAAATATACTATATAAATTTAGATAAAAGTACTCATCGTAGAGAATTTATGGAAAACCAATTTAAAAAGTTACAAATTCCAATTACAAGAGTTTCTGCTATTTATGGAAAAGAATTATCTGTAGATTTTAAAAAAAATGCAAGAAAACAACAAAATTTTTTTATACATTGTCAAAAATTAAATGATGGCGAAATTGGCATAACCAAAACATGTTTTGATTTATGGAAAAGAATTTCAACGCAAATTGAAGAATTCGCAATTATTTTTGAAGACGACATATTATTGACAACTGATTTTTTTAAAGATTTGCAACATTTACTAAATTTGATAACGTTAAATGATGTTATTGATATTAGAGGGAAAGGGGGATTTTATCCACTAGATAAAAACTATTATTTAACAAAATATTTAACTCCTGGGATAGGGATGGTGGGACAAATTATGGGCAAACACGCGGCAAAAAAATTGTCACAAAATTTAACAGCTTATTATGCCCCAATAGATGTTATAAAAAAAGATGTTTTCAGACACAAGGTTAATATATATACAACCAATAAAAAATATATAATAGACAATTGTAAAAACTTGGGAGGATCTACAATACAACCAAAAATATTTATTCTAAATAAAATATTAAGAAAAATAAAAAGACCTTTTTATAAATTAGTGACTTTTGTTTGTCATAAAATATACAGAACTATTCGTAATTATTTATTTTACTCATCTGCATAAATTTATAATTTAGTAATTGATACAAATTTGAATATTTACATTATTTAACTCAACTTTTCATTACTAGTAAACTATGCTCATATACATAAAATCCTATCCCATTCACAAAAAACGCACGCATTACACATGGTTTTACCCCCACCCATAAATTTCCTTGTTTTATTGTTTCACTTATACTTTTCGTTACACCTGCCTGCATTTTTGTTTTTATTGTATCTAACGGATATGTTAATAACCATGACGTTGTACCTGCAATGCTTCCAGATAACATTATTGGTACTTCTTTTTCGCGCAATTTATTGTATGTAGTAAAATATATTGTATTTGCAGGCACTTCACGTATTGCTACTATATGCAAATTTTTATATGATTTTTTCCAATATACGTCAGTTAATTGCTGCTGACGCTTAATCTTATAATAATCAAGTGGTGTCATTATCAAAGAACCTACTAATCCCGAGATTGAACCTGCAATATATGTGCTCTTTGTTTCGCTATATATATTGTCATATACACCAAATCCTAGTCCACATAAAAATGGTGATTGCACTAATGGATATTTTATTCCTTTGTATAAATTTTGCAACGACATATTCGGTGTTCGTATTTGTGAACTATTCTGTCTCCATGTTTTATACGTATCAAATGGATGACCTATTAATGTTTGAAATAATCCACTTATCAAACCTGCGTAGTAATGGTCCATATACTATTACTCGCTTTTTTTCCTGTTATTTTTACAGAAAATATTTCATTCCGGCTAAACTTCCGTTTGAAATGTAATCTATTGATGCACCACCACCTGTTGATACATAATAAAAGTTATGGTTATTTTTATTTACAAAGCATGCGGTATCACCACCTCCAACTATTATTTTTTTACCCGATTTTATTAACAACTCTAATAATGTACGCGACCCATAACTATATAAATCATTTTCTACTACACCCAATGTTCCATTCCAAAAAATAATATCATATTCTTGTATTATATTGTTTAACTCTATTATCGATTGCATACCTATATCAAAAAAATAATTATTTTTTGGTAAATTTTCACTTTTATAATATGTTCCAGGTACATTTAAATCACTTGATGCCAACCCATCTTTCATTAAATATATTTTTGATTTGTTATTTTTTATTTCTTCAATATAATTTTTATATTTATCATTTTTCATAATAGAATTTATATTTCCCCCACTTACGTAAATCCCGTCAACTTTCTTGGATAATTCTCCAAGTAAAGCTATTTTATCATCCATTTTTCCGCCGCCTACAATAGCCAATATTTTTTCATGATTTATATTTTTATTGATCAATTCCAAACAATTTATTTCATTTTGTACCAAAAACCCAAATGCTTTCTCTTCGCCATTAAATCCTGTTATTGACATATGTCCACGATGCATGCAACCAAAAGCATCGTTTACAAAAATTGTTCCCATTTTATTATACAAATCAACTATTTCATTATTAGTTCCGTTATATTTTGTCTCTTCACCATGAAATCGTATATTTTCAAGCAAATACAAACGATGTTTATTTTCTTGCAATTCATTTAATGTTTCAATAGATATTCCATTTTCTAGTAAATGCAATTGTTCATTAAAATAACTTTGCAAATGTTTCATAAAATGTTTCCAACTATACTCTTCTTCGTATCCATTACCTTTTGGTCTTCCCAAATGGGAAATAATCATTATACGTTTTGGATTCTGTTCTAATATATATTCTATTGTTTTCAGTGATGAAACAATACGAAAATCATCGTTTATAGAATAATCTGTTTTATTAAATGGAATATTCCAATCAACACGCAATATTACTTCTCTATTTTGAAAATCAAAATTTGTTATAAAATTAGGATGGACTTGATTATTAGTCGCATAATTATATTTTGCCATATATTCTGTCAAACGTATTACTTGAGCACTATATGACCATTCGTTATCATACCATATCATTAATTTATATTCGTTATCTGTCAATTGCATGGAAGCATCTTTATCTACAATAGATGGCATTGTTGTTGTATTAAAATCACTACTTACTAATTTTCGTTTATTTATCAAAATATAACCACTTTTTTCCATTTCATCCATTAATTCATCTATTTTTACGTTTTCGCTCAATGTAACATTCAAATCTATAATACTTACATTATTTACTGGTACACGCAATGATGTACCTTTTACTTTTCCACCCAAACTTGGTATTAATGCCTTGATTGATTTTGACGCGCCAGTACTATGGGGAATAATATTATTTATAATAGAACGCGATGTTCGATTGTTAAAATGGTTTGTATCAATAGTATTTTGCGAAGCTGTTGTTGCATGTATTGTTGTGAAATTTGCCTTCACTATTTTATATTTCTTCTCTAAAAATCCCAATACAGGGCTAATACTATTCGTTGTGCATGATGCATTACTTACTATATTCTCCCCTCTATATTTCTCTTCATTCACATTTACTACGAATTGAGGACTATTATCCTTAGGAGGTGCACACATAACAACATATTCTACATTGTGCTTTTTACAAGCATCTTGCGTTAAATAAGCACCCGTACAATCAATGACGTATTCTATATTATCATGTTTTTTCCAATTTAATTGTCCTGCATCACGTTGACTAAACATATGAATTGTTTCACCATTTATGGAAAATTTTGTTTCATCTATTATTTTCAAAATCCAATTCTTATTATAATGATGTGTTGAATCATTTTCCAAATATGATGCTAAATTCTCTAACTCAAATTTTGTTACATTAATCGCTTTTATTTTCAGTGTTTTATGGTTTAATAATTGTAGAAAAATAGATTTTCCAATACGCCCAAAACCATTTAACCCGACATATACCATATATCTTACTGAAATATTATTCTATTCATCTTATTACGGATTTAGTTACGCTCTACTAATTTTGTTATACGTTCATGTGTAAATACGTGTATTTCAATACAATTATGGTTTCTTCTATCCATATCTTTCAACATTATGTTTTTTTTTATTGGTAGCACGTTGTCCCGTATTGCGAAAACCATATTATCTGACATAATATATTTATTTACTAACATTTCCTTGAAATCTTTTATAGACGCATTCCCATCCATTTCTTCCCATGAAACACAATGATTGTCGAATATTGTTACGATTAATAAATTTTTCTTATCGATGTTCATTATTATATTTATACATTTGAATATTTAATAATAACAACCAAAAATAGATTGTCATTATTACATTTTATTTGTAACATATTTTATTTGTAACATATTTTAAGCCCCCGTCCACCCTGCTTAAAAATAAAGAGACCATGTAAACTAGTATCGTTCTTTTAATTTGGAATATACCTCCTTTCCTCTTGCATTGATTCCATTTTTTATTTTATTATCGCCATAGTTATATGACGAAAAAAAATATATATATTTTGCCAATATTTTTTATGTTATTAATCGCTATTATAGTTTATTGGTTATTAAATAAAAGAATATACATATTTGGATATGGTACTTTGATGTCAATAAAATCTGTTAAAAAAACCATGCCAAACGCTTCACATTTTCATCCAGGATTATTAAAAAATTATATACGCATATTTTCAAATCAAACATCAGAAGGACCTATATTAGCTATAAGAGAAGTAAAAGATGATAACCAATATGTAAGAGGCGTTATATTTGATATTCCGATTTACGAGTATAACAATTTTGTACAACGTGAAAAAACATACAAAATACGCAAAATTAGCGTGTTGGATCATAATAACAACCCTCGTGATTGTCATATGTGTTTAGAAGGAGACAATACTATTTATAGTAATAAATATATAGAACCATCTACAAAATATTTATTAATTTGCTTAAACATACTAAAAAATATTGATTGTGGTAGTTCGACGTTTAAAAATATGAAAATGAAATATATACATAATTTTTTAGATAATTCTTACTTGTCTGATGGTAAAACATCTATACATAATTATTTAATGAATACATCAAGTGTGACATTGAAAGACAAATTTTATAATTTATAAATAATAATAAATAAAATATTATATTATTATTTTTCCTGCTTGTCGGAATTGAACCGACGACCTGTGGATATCAAATAAAAAAACCATTACAGTCCAACGCTCTGCCAACTGAGCTAAAGCAGGTCAGGAGACAAGCTCCTAATATATGTGCTAATTATGTTTTTATATTCTTTTTTTGTTTTATTTCTCTTTAGTTATATTAATGAATACTTTACCATCAGCTTGTAAACCTAAATGTTTTTCTAGAAAACAATCTTCATACCCCGTTTTCAATATGAATCACTACTATCAATCCAGAGGCAAGACATTTCGACAAAATACCCATAACATTGTACTTGATAAAACTAGTGACATTCCAGGAAAGTTCAATATATATCCACACAATGAAAAACATATTTGTGGTACTTTTTTACCCAATAATCAACAATTTGCTTCTCAAGGAGCAGTGAGCTCTAGTTCTATTATTTTACGCAAAAAAATGAATATTATCCAAAAAAACGGACATGCGTCTTTCAATAATAATTTTTCTGAAGGAAGAGAAAACGATATCTATCGAAATACAACATGTGATTTTCGCAACACAAGATACAATAAAAAAACTTGTTTGCTTAAATAATATGAAAATATAATATGATATATATACAATAATGAGTAGAAGAAATAGTCGTTCCGATAGCATAGATAGTGATTTTTCACGCAAAAGTAGCGTAGATAGTCGTTCATATAGTTTTGATAGTAATTCATCTAATTCAGGCAAAATAAGAACATATAGTTCAGACGCTAAAGACGTTTCGGGCGATAAAGAACGTTTGTTTATTATTCCAATTAGTGATAATTCAAAAATACATCATAGAAGAAGAGAACGTGAACAAAGTATTGATAATATTGTTGCAATATCTCCCAATATCCAAAATGTCATGAAATATCTAAAAATATTCGAAAAACAAAAAAACGAATCAAAAACTAACGATTAATATATATAATCACTTTTATACTTAAAGAATTTCATATATTCACATATTCATCTTTTTTCGGAAACTTTCCCATGAATTGAAAATGGACATGCTCAAAAATGTCCATTTTGAAAATGAATATAAAGTTATACCCCCTAAAAACACGTTTTTTTCATTTTTCTAGATATATGCTAATAAAAATATATTGTATAAAAATATTTGTTATTATAGCTTTTTTATGTTTTTCATCAAAACCAATCTAAACGCTTTTTGTGTAACTCTAATATTGGATTACATAGGATGACACAAAAAGCACAAAAAAGCGTAGATATTTATAAATGTACGAATTGTGACTTTATATGCTCACGTAAAGGAGATTATATTAGACATGTTTCAACCCAAAAACACAAACGGATTACACAGGATGACACTAAAAGCGTAAAAAGCGTCATTTCAGAAAATCACGAATGTATATGTGGAAAAATATACAAATATAGACAAGGATTGTATAAACATAGAATGAAATGCACAAAATATTTACTTGAAGATTCTAGTAATGAAGTTGTTGAATTTAATGAAAATACTGATAATGAAGATGTTTCCTATAAGCAACTCGTTGTTCAACTCATGAAAGATAATAAGGAAATGCGTGATTTATTGAAAGAACAGCAACACCAGCATACGAAAGCTCTTGAAACTATTATACCAAAAATTGGGAATAACAATGTTACTACAAACAATCAACAACTGAATATTAATGTGTTTTTAAATGAACAATGCAAAAATGCTTTGAATTTAACAGATTTTATACACGAATTGCCTTTTGATTCAAACGATTTAATTTCTATTGCAGAAAAAGGATTTGTCGAAGGTATCAGTCATACGTTTCTAGAAGGTTTAAAACGTTTGAGTGTCTTCGAAAGACCCATTCATTGCACAGATAGAAAACGAGATGTATTGTACATTAAAGATAATAATACGTGGGAAAAAGAATCTCCAAACCATGAACACATGAAAAGAGCCATACAAAAACTAAAACGACGTAACATAACGCATCTTGGTAATTTAGTAAAAAATGACATTGATATTTCAAATAATAGTAATTGTCATAACGAAGAAATGTCTATGAAAATTATTCATAGTCATGTGGAAGGAATGGAAGATAGCCAAGAGAAAAATATGGATAAAATCATAAAAAACGTCTCCAAAGAGGTGCTTTTAGATAAGATTGACAAAATTGCAAATATTAATTAATAAATTGAAACATTTCAGGAGTTTCAAACTATTTATAAAGAGAAATATGAAATTGTTGAACGATTTATTTAATTTTATTCTACTCACTACTTCCAAATATGGAATAGATGAATCGCATGATGTAAGTCATAGTATGAATGTATTACATTATGCACAAGATATTTATGAAGCCCAGGTATATATTTATCCTCCATTGAAACATTATGAACGCGTTATCTATATTGCAGCTTTATTGCATGATATGTGTGACAAAAAATATATGGATGAAACTGAAGGATTAAAGGAAATATGTAATTATTTAAAACCGCGTATTGAAGAGAAAGAAATAGAAATGGTGAAAAACATTGTATCTACTATGTCTTATTCGAAAGTAAAGGTAAATGGATTTCCTGATTTCGGTGATTATATGTGGGCATATCATGTTGTTCGTGAAGCTGATTTGTTGTCTGCATATGATTTTGATCGTTGCATGATTTATCATTTGAAGCAAAATGATAGAGATATAGATTCGTCCTTTGCAAATGCAAGTAAACTATTTGAAAATAGAGTATTCAAACACTATGACGACGGACTTCTTTTAACAGAATATTCAAAAGAGAACTATATGCAATATCAATCCAATGCATTGAATCGTATTGGCGCATGGAAGAAAATATTAAAGAACTATGTTTTGTAAGTACAAAAATTATAAATTGTATGATTTGTATTTAAACATTTTTTTTGTGTTTAAGTATGAGCTCTCTTACTATTGTAAATGACAAAGTCGTTGACTTTTATAAAAAATATCCTAATGTAGATTTTGAAACAATGAATTTATGTATGGTTGATATGTTGGAAAAAATTATGACATCTTCTTCTGACCAAATATCGAAATCTATTAGTTCACAAATTTTGAACCAATTGCACGAAACAAAGAACATGGTTCATTTTGTTCAAGATTTTTTCTCTTCTCAAAAACAGAACCAGTTTGATATTCGTTTAACTCAATTTAAATCACAAATTATGGGTGAAATTCAAGACGCATTGACTAATGCTCAAGAGAAAGATAGAACCAATATTGCCAAAAGTATTCAGGACCCGCTGATTCATTCTCTCGGTGAACGATTAAACGAGTTGCTCCGCGATTCGAATAAACCTGTTGAAAATGGGATTAAACAAAGTATTCATGAAACGGAAAATCGCCTTCAAACACGATTTCAGTCATTGGAAAGTTCGAGTATTGAACAGAAAACGTCGTATTTGAAAATGGAGCAAGAAATGCAGGGTTTTTTACAGAAATATAAATCATCATCTTCCGATAAAGGTAAATATGCTGAAAATCAACTAGAACAAGTTGTATATGATTTATTTCCTTTGGGAAGTTTAGAAAAAACAGCAGGTGATAAACAATCTGGCGATTTTATTTTGTCACGTCAAGATTCACCAACTATATTGTTAGAAAATAAATTATATGAATCAAAAACCATTCCATATAAAGAAGTAGAGAAATTTGTTCGCGATTGCGAAGTGAAAAATTGCCATGGAATTATGCTTTCGCAACATATGCCTATTTTTGGACGTTCTAATTTCCAGTGGGAGCTTCATAAAGGTTTGGTATTGTTGTATGTAAGCAATGTGAATTTTGACCCAATCAAAATTAAAATCGCAGTGAATTTAATCGATTCATTAGTACAAAATAAGCAAATGTTTAAACAAACTGGTGGTGGCGAAGATGAAGATGAAGAAGAAGACGAACAAGACAACAAAAATAGTTCGTATATTGCCAACGAAACACTAGACGCGATTTACCAAGATTATAAAACATTCGAACAGCAAAAAGAAAATTTACATGTCTTAGTGCGCGACCAGAATAAAAAATTGCGTGAACAAATCGAACTAATGCAAATGAATTCACTTACCAAATATTTAGATACATTATATGCAAGTACAAAAACAGCAAGTGCTAAATGTAGCAAATGTGGACGTGTATTTGGTGGTCGTTATCCTAACAAAGCTTTAAGTAAACATAAGTGTGAATTAAGCGATCCGCAAAAAAAACAGGTTATTTCGGTAGTTACGTAATAATTTAATATACGATAAACTAAAATGTATCTATTGTTAGGATTATGTTTAATGTCGGGTTTAGTAAATGCATTTAATTTGATTGAATTAAATACTACAAATATGTTATCATTGCAAGGTGAAATAAATGCAGCCGTTGCATCTCGTTTCATTTATGATTTAAACAAGCGCAAAGACAAAAAAGACATTTATGTGTATATTAATAGTCAAGGTGGTTCAGTGGAAAGTGGTAATCAAATTGTTTCGGAAATACAGAAATATAATTTAGATTGTATTGCCGAACGTGCTTATAGTATGGGATTTGTCATATTACAGGCATGTAATAAACGTTATATACGTCCTTATGGAAAACTCATGCAACATCAAATGAGTTATGGTGTTGCGAATGAAAAAGCAAAGGTAGAAAGTTACGTAAATTTTGTTGACCAAATGAATGAAGTATTGACAACTATGCAAGCAGATAAAATTAAAATGTCTAACCAATTATTCAAAGAAAAAACATATAATGAATGGTGGATGTTTGGAAAATATGCTATTGAAAATGGTTGTGCTGATGAAATAGTTCATGTATCATGTAACGATAAATTGACAAAACAGAACGAAACTCAAGAATATAATAATTATGAAATAACTTTTTCGAAATGCCCACTAATAGAATTGCCGATTGAAGTAAAAAAATTGAAATCAAAAATAGACGATTATTTCTAATTTTTGGAAAAATAAATAATACTAAATTTTAATTATATTCAAAGCATGTATATAATTAAAAATAACAGAATAAATACTATTATTGATGAAACAAACTATCTGTGTTATAGGTAGTGGTTGGGGAGCATCTTCATTTATTAAAAATATAGATACTGAAAAATATGATGTAGTTGTAATATCAAAAAATGAAAATTTCATATATACACCATTATTACCATACTCTATTTTCAAAAATATAAATTTAAAATGTCATATAAATACTATAAATGATAAAGTGACATACGTAAAAAATAATGTCTCCGATGTGAATTTTAATGATAATAAGGTTTTACTAGATAATAGTAAAGAAATCAAGTATGATATTATTGTTTTTTCACATGGTGCTATTGTAAATACATTTAATATTGATGGTGTAGATAAATATAGCCAAATGCTAAAATCATGCGAAGATATTGAATATATACAACATAAGTTGAAAAATGTAAAAGAAAACGCAAACATTGTTGTTATTGGTTGCGGTCCAACTGGTGTCGAAACAATAGGTTATTTAATGGACCAACAAAAATTTAATATATTTGCTCTAGATGCGTTGGATAAACCTATAAGTATGTATCCAAAAGAATCAATTGATTATCTTTTAGATTGTTGGAAAAATAAACATATTACTTCCTATTTTAATGCTCCCGTTACTAAAATTACCAATAAGAAGATAATAACTCCGAATAATGAAATCGATTATGATATGGCCATTTGGTGCGGGGGAATAAAGCCGAATAATTTATCCAATAAAATACTTTCATCTATTGGTATTGTTAAGTCACCTGGTATTCCTATAAACAATTTTCTACAAATAAAGAAAAAAGATGGCGCATACATTACAAATAGTTATGCGATTGGTGATTGTTCGTTAGGTTTTGGACCACCTACTGCTCAAAAAGCCAGTCAACAAGGATATTATTTGGCAAATAAATTTAATAATAATAATAACAATGAAATTTTTAATTATATAAATAAAGGTCAAATTGTGTATATTGGCGATTCAGAAAGCATGTATACAAGTAAATATTTTAGTTTCAATGGAAAAATATCTTATTTTGTGAATAAGTGTATTATGGTTTATAATTCAATAAACTATAAACAAATGAAGGAAATTTGTAAATCTTATATAGAGAAATAATGTTTATCCAATTCCACATTTTTTATTTCATTCGCTTCTTTAATTATAGTAAACTTAAATAGTGTATGTAATGGTATTTCTAGATAAGGTAGTTCTTGTTCTGGAATTTTTATAAAAAAAGAATACAAAAC